CTTTGAATACCAACAGCACCTGCACTATTAATTTGACTTAGAAGTCTAGGCATTGGCTGTCTCCAATACGGACAATAAAACTTTTAATGTGCTATTTGCACCTGCCTGTCCAACGACATAATCACTTGTTTCTAATACCAATTTTCCATCCAAAGGAATATAAGCATCGTTTACAGGAACTTCTGCTCCATTAATAATTTGAGTTGTAGTGCTAGTTCTCACATGAGACATAGTAACGGTTGTTCCAGATGCAGCATAATTGGTTATATGTGCATACAAGATAATACCAGTATATCCTGTAGGAGCAGTATATATCGTTTGACTAACTGTTGTAAGTTCTTTTGTAAATGTTTTAAATCTATTAAGTGCTAATGCCATTTTAACTGAGTGCTAGGATAAAGGGTGTCATTTCATTAAATAAACTCTTACTAAACGATCTTCCACTAATTGTACCAGATTCTTGGTCGATTTGTAAATCATCACCTATTCTAAAGTTACCTGCTTGGTCTGTGCTGGTATAAAGAACCTGACCACCAGATTCGGTCAGAACTTCATTTGCTTGAATTGTTACACCACCACGTTTAGGAGTTGCATCGGTTATGTTATTTCCTGCACCCACATATTCAAATGTATGGGAACTAGCAATAATTCTACTTGCTTGGAAGAAGAATGCTGTAGAACCGACACCAACAGCATTTCGTAAATTAGTAGTAAGTGTTACCGTAGTAACTCCAGATACTACTGGAGTTGAACTATTTATCGTATAATAGGTGTCTTCCATCACTGCTGTTGCAGCACCACCAGATCCTCCACCTCCACTTATAGTGACATCAGGTGTTGCATCATATTGGCTTCCACTACTAATAAGAGTGATACTTTCAATAACACCTCCTTCTAGAGTTGCAAATGCGGTGGAAGTTTCTCCACTAGGACCGTCTGGATCTTCAACAGTAACTGTTGGTGTAGAAGTATATCCACTACCACCATTTGTTACAGTAATAGATTTAACGTTTTTATATAACTGATCAAAGTAGCATATTTGCCCATCATAAGGTCTATCAACTTCAATCTTTGCAGTACCAGCACTAGAACCTGAACCAACATAAGTATGACTAACGGTAGAGATACCCAGATTAACGACAAAGTTAGTTGCGTTTGGAAGAGAATCGACAGTAAAGATAAAAGGTTTCTTGTTAGGATATGTCTTAGTACCAAACTCACATTGGAATCCAATATCGGCAAGAGTGACACCCATTCCTACACTGAATCCATGAGCAGCAGTGGTAGTAATGGTTGCAATACCACTGGTGGCACTGTAAGCAACTCCACTAATTGTACGGGTTGGAGTGCTTATATTCAATACTGCTTCTTTCTGGGATATTGCTGCGGTAGATGTAACAACACCACTATACTGTAACTCACTAACTCCTCTTGCAACCAATCCAAAAGTACCAAAACTACAATTACTATTTGCTATATCTGCTTGTCCACCTTTATCTGCTTTGATTGCTTCGTTATTACATATAGTAAATATAGAAACTAACTGAGCAAATCCACTATTAGTAACAGCAACACCAACACCACCTTGATTATATTGAGTGAATGAATCGAGGTTAATTGATCTAAGTAATCGTGCTTGATTACCATCAACATAGACACCAGTTCCTGTTGTAGTATCACTGGTACAGTTTTGAATATACGGACCTTTCCATTTACCACCACCAACGTTTTCTGCAATTTCGGCAGTAGGGAATCCAACTGCAGCAGCAGGTTCAACATGATCTCTAAAAGTCATATTGGCAATCTTAGATCCCTTTCTTACTCCAAAAATATTATGAGTAGGATTACCTGCACTTACAGTAACAGTTCTTTGATCATCACCACTAACGGCAACAAAAGCAGGAACCTCGATAGGATTATCTTCTTCATACTTACCAGCAAGAACCTTAACAACAGTTCCCGAAGAAGCAGCCCCAACTGCTGCTTTAATAGTTAAGAATGCATTATCAATTGATGTTCCATTAAATGTATCATTACCATCTTTTGCAACATAAAGAACATTTGGAGCAGAGTTTATACCTGAAGCACCAGCGTTAATACTTACACCAGCACCAATGAAAATGGTTGAATTGGTAACGGTAACTAAACCAACACTAATCGTATTATTAGTACCATCAATTTCAACCGAAGATGTACCAATGGTTAGAATACCAGTTATTCTTGTATCACCTTCTACTAATAATGCTGTTTGGGCGGTTCCTGTTTTTACATTTAATCCACTTCTAAAAGTACTAAAACCAAATGCATCTTGGTTAACTACGTCTTCGTAATGAGCAGTTCCCGCAACAGTAATATTACCATCAAAATATGCTACATCATCAGTTGTATTACCAGCACCAACATATAAGTTATATCCAGCTCTAGCAGTAGTACCAATACCTACATTTTTAAGGGTATGAATACCAACACTATTTTTTGCCCATGTTCCACCAGCACCTGTTAAACCTCCTGCAGCAGGAGTGAATAATTGAAGATCTTTATCCCACGCTAAAACAAATCCATCAGTTTGAATACCACTATAACCTAAGAAGACATCTTCTAGGTCAGACATGATACGAGCACCACCACCTCCAAAGGTTGATAGTTGTTGCTGAACTCTATTAACAAATAAACGATAATGAGATTGTAAATCTTCTAAGGTTACATACTCTTGATCTAGTGGAGTTAATGGATCAGAGTTTTTTACATCAGGAGGAATATTTAAAAGACCTTCTTGAAGAAGTTTATTTTCTTCTTGAAACTTACCTACATTCTCCTCTAAAACTTTAACTTGCTTTTCTAAATCACTCTTTACATCAGAAAGATTCTCCTCATTTATTTTAGTAACTCTTTTAACTAAATCATCTACATCTATTGTTTCTACAACTTGTTCCCAGTCTTTAGTTAATTTTTCAATATGTTTTTCATTAACATTAAAATCTATTTTAAGATCTTTAACTTTTTTAGAGAAATCCTCTTCAAATAAATCTACTTCACTCTTTAATTCATTAAAGAATGTAGAAGTGCTAGTATCTAAATTTTCTTGTATGTCGCATATATTTTCTGTTAAATGATTTTCTACTTCATTAACTCTTTCTGAAAAAGATTCAAGTTTAGTAAAATATTCATTTAATTTTTTATCACTTTCTATCTCACGGTTTCTAAAATCATTTCTATAATTATGAGCAAGAGCTTTGGATTCTTTTACAACAGTTTCAATCTTTGACAGTTGATCTGTTAGAATATTTTTTACAACACCATCTTTATTATCAATATTATCTTGAAGAATAATGACTCCTTCAGAAATAGAATCTATTCTTTTATCTAAAGAAAGAATATCTTGTGCTAAAAGACCTGTTACTTTTTTTACTTCTTTTTCTGCTTTTAATTTAGATTCTATTAAATTGTGTTTATAGTTATCTGTAAATCTTTCAAAACCTTTTTCTACTTCTTCAATATTTTTTTCATAGTTTTCATCTATTAATTTAACTGCATCAGATACCTTTTCTTCAACCTTCTTTTCAGTTTCAGTAATTCTACTTTCTGTTTTTAATTCAGTTTCAGCAAAAAACTTTTTATATTCTGGTAAATCTTTTTCTAATAATTTTTTAACTTTATTACCAATACCTTGAACATCTTCTTTAAGAGAAGAAAGATGCTCCTCATTTAAAGATTCAATATTTGTTGTAATATTAGTAACATCTTCTTGAAGATCTTTACCCAGACTTTCAAAAGATTGTTTTACATCTTCTTTAAAAGCACCGAATCTATTGTCAATTCTAGTCTCTGAGTCTACAATTAATCTTCTATATGTTGGTACTTCTTCTCCTACAAAATTATTTACTGCTTCTGATAAAGTTTCAAACTCTTCTTTTATTTCTAATACTGAATTAGAATTTAATGTCTTAACTTTGTCCTGTACATCTCTTATAGATTCTTCTACAAATAATAAATGAGCCATCATGGCATCATCAAGATCTTTCTGACTTGTCAGACCTTTGACACTTTCTCTTATTTTTTCAACACTTGATGATAATAATTCAACTCTTTCAGCATTTGCTTTAAAAGTATCTACCGATGCTACAAAATCATTTAATGCCTGTATATTATTAAGATTATTTTTAAACGAATCAAAAGCTTCAGAAATTTTCTCTACCTTTTCAGGTTTAGCATTCTTTAATTCTTCCTTTACATTATCGAAAGAAGAATTAGGATTCTTATCGTAAAATTCTGACGGCTTTTTAAGTGGCACTTATTTTGACCCCATCTATAATTATATTTATTTCAACTCTTTTTGGGAGTTTCATTTTTAATGAGTTTAGCAAGATCTGCGGTGGATCCAACAAATAACGCATTAGTAACATTAGTCGGTCCTTTACTTACTTGTTCTTCATTAACATCTTTAAGTTTTTTCTGAAGATCGATCAACTTATCAGTTGCATCAGAAACACTTTTTATAAGTTGACCAGCAACTTCATATGCTCTGGGCATTTCACTTTCTTGGGCAATCTCAAGAATACCATCAATTGCTTCTTGACCTTTTTCTATTATACT